GGGCCGCGAAGTCAGACTCCTCCGTATATTCCTCCAGCGTAACCTCCAGCCGTGGTGCAATCTCTTCCGGCGTGCTGGCTGGCAGTCCCTCAATCGTCCGCTCGTATCGGTTGATGGCGTTCGTGAAACTGCACACGACATCAAACGTGTTTTTGGCCTGCGTGTCGCTGCGTCGGCGGGGGACTCGCTGGTAGCAGTAGACCGGGGCGGATATGCCGACGATGGTATACTCTTGCCCGATGCGTGGCAGGTCCGCATCCAGCAACGCCGCCGAGATACCGCTGGCCGTAACCTGCCACGTCTCCGTGTAGTCGTATTGCATGTAGCCGTCGATTAAGCGTTCGGCCAGTTCTTGGTTGCTTCGGTCGCCCATTTACTACTCCAAGTTATTCCGCTGCTGAGTTTGTTGGCGTTCCAAGTTTTCATTCAGCCGCTGTAGCTGTTGGTTTGCTTGCTGCTGCAATTGCAGTTCACGCTGCCGCTCTTCCGTGCGTTCGATGATGCCAGGTGCCAGCCCGACCTGCCGTGCGATGGTGTCTTGAATTAACGCTTGGCTAACGGTGTCTTGGCTCATAAACGGATTCACCGTGTTAATGGTGCTAATCATCGCAGTCCCGATGCCCCGCCCGATTTCGTTGACACCAAAATTACCACGGTTAATCCGCCCCTCCCGTGCGTTGCGAAACATTTCCAGCGAGCCAGCCAATGCCGGTGCAATGTCGGCAACCATCTGCGTCTTGAATCCCTGCCACGCCATCGATAGCTTGTCTACTTCGTCGGCAGTTTTCATGATTGACACAGCGGCATCGCCCTGCGTCACGCCCAGCTCGTTAGCCTTTTGAATCAACGCATTCACACCAGACTCGCCTTGGCCCAGCAATTGGACTAGCTTGCCTTCCGAGGTGCCGAATAGCTTTGTAATAAAAACGCCTTGGTCTTCGTTACTCAGTTTGCTGATGTCTGCCGCCAGCGTTCGCAACTGGTCCACAGCGTCCATCGTGGACAGTGCAGCAACTTGGTCGATTTCATAGCCAAGTTCTTGGAAGAATACTTTTGCCTTGCCCATGTCACGGCTGGCCAATGCGATATTGTTCCGCATTGCTTCGATGACGCCCAAGGCAGTGCCGCGTTCCAAGTCGCCGCCAATAGGTGCGGTCAGTGCAAACTGCAACCGCTCGAAGTCGTCCAAGGCCATGCCGAACTTTTCAGCGAAGTCTTGGTTCTTGTCGAGACGGTCGAACTCGTCACTGAATTGGCGGATGGCTTCGTTGACGGTGTAGAACCCAGCAGCATATTTAGCCAGCTGGCCTACGTCGCCGCCAAACGGCATCATAGACGTATTGTTTTTTCCGCCAGAAACCACAGTCGTCTTCATGCCCTTAGTCATCTTGGCCTGTTCAGCCGCCAAGTTCTTTGCCGCACGCTCAGCGGTAATCAATTCCGCACTGACCTGCGACCATGCCCGCTCATACTGGTCAACGGACAACTTGCCAGCGTCCATCAACTTGTTCAGCCTGGCGTAGGCTTGCTGTGCCTTTTCCTGCGGCGTCGTGTCGCCAAGTATCTTTTTCATCGCCGACACTTCGGACCGGCTGCTGACTAGGCCACGGGTGAAGCTTTGCGTATCGGCGACCATCTTGTAGGACAGCGTGTGGATTGTCGTGCTAGCCATGTCCTAACCTTTGGAAAAAGTCCATTGCCGCCTGCGGGTCCATGCCCTTTTTTTCTTCCGCTGCCGGAAACCAGCCGTTGAGGTAGCCGTAAGCCCACCACTCGAACAGCTGCTCTCGGTCCAGTTCGTCGGCCACTGCATCGGCGTCCAGCCTGCCGCTAATTTCGGCGAGCTTCAGGTGCAGAAATCGCCGATGGTTGTGCCTTAGTCGCCGGATGTTTTTTTTAGCTTGGCCTCGATGTCCTCATCACTCAGCCCGGCCAGCGACATCGCCACATCCGCCAGCCGTGTGACCACCGCCGATGGCATCTGCCGCATCGTAGGAAAGTCGTCTTCCGTCAGATAAGGCTCACCGTCGTCGCCGACCACGCACAGACTGACGATCTTCAGCCGTGCGTCCTGCTGCCGCTGCTTGTTCACCTTGTCGCCTGGACGCAGCCACAGGTCAAACTCCCGCACCCGCATCGATTCCGGCAGCTCCCGCATCTTGACCACGCCAAACTCGGGCACGTCAACGCTAACGATCTTGGTTTCCCGTGCCTTCAAAAACTGCTCTCGATTCACCGTCTGCTCCTTAGGTGTTGTAGCTGTCAAACTTGACTTTGCACGCTGCTGTGTCTGCGATGGCATACAGTGTGATGCCCGTTCCTAAATGGAAGCAGGCTTGCCCGCCATTGGCTGGTAGCCGGATGGCGTTGCCGCCGCCGCTGGCAAACCGCAGACTGACGAAGTTCGTCGTGTCTAAGTTGGTCGCCACGACATAGCCCGGCACGACATCTCCGAACGCAACGGTTTCCTCCGAGGTGCCAACGTCTTGGCAGACGCTGCCAGCCCGTGCGGTCGTCTGGTTAAACTGCCGCGTCTGCGTCTGCGTTGTTTGCCGCAAGTATCCATTGGTCACGCTCGCGCCAATCGTGACGCTGATTTCATTTGCCATTACTCGTCATCCTCCTCGTTGACTGCCACTGGTTCCGGTACGCTGCTAATCTGGTCAGGCTTGATGCCAAACTCCGTCTCCACCAGCACCTTCACCGCCGTCACAATCCACGGTTCTTGTGCCGCGAACCAGTTGATGAACTGGACCCGGTGGTAAGGCGGGTCGCCAGTGTAGCCGACCAGCCCGTAACCGTCGGCGATGATGCTTCGCAGCATCGGAAACAGCGGTCCGCCGTCTTTGTTCTTGGCCGGATGTGGTGCCAGCCTTACACGCTCTGCCATCGTTGCCTCCAATTAGTTGCCCGGTGTCCATGCTGGCGGGGTTGCCCCGGTCCATTTCACGGTCAATTCGCAGGTCTGGACTTGGTTCGTTTGCAGCGTCGGAAACTTCACCCGTGTAACCAGTCCGGTTCCGGCGTAGGTCGCCGCAGTGGTTCCGCCAGGTGCGACCGGCCAAGTGATGGTCACGGTTTCGGATGTGGTGCTGGTTGCGTACCAGCCCGCTGTCGCCGCTGGGTCGTATTGTGCGGTCAGCGTCACCTCGCCCGGTTCTTCTAAGTCGCCCGCCATGTAGGTTGGCGCGGTGCTGGCCAGGTGCGTGATGTCGATTGCTGGTCGGGAACGCTCGCCAGCGTCGATGGTCAACCAGTTCAGCCCACGGCTGCTGGTTCCGAATGTGATGCTGCCGCCGTGCCCTGTGTCGATTCGTGTGTTTGCCATTAGCTTGTCGCCTCCTGATACATGACGATATAGTCTCTAGAAACCCAGTAACGCTTTTGACTTGAACCAGACACGGGCGGATCGAAGCCCCGACGATAGCTAACGTTGCCGGTGACGTTCAACACCCGCACCAAGTCGCCGCCAGTGGCCATCGAACCCCGAAACATTTGCAGAGGTGCGAGACGTACCGCTTCCGCAAGTCCGTAAGCAGCCGCAGCCGTGACGCCGTAGCAGTCGATCTGAATGCGGTTACTGCACACGCCGCTGATTCCAGCGAGGTGTTCCAGCGATTCACCCTCGAATATCTCCATGACGATATAGGGCATGGTCGCCCCTTCTTTGGCGTCGTGGAAATAGATGCGGGCAGCGTCGCCACTACCGACCAGTGCGGTGATCGCCGACTTGGTCTTCAAATAAATCCGCAGGCTGTTCAGGATGTCCGGCATTAGCGGCTGCTCCCAATCATCTTTTCCAGTGCCGCCACCATCGCCTGCCGTTGCTGTGCTTGCGTCGCGTCAACAGCTGGAGCAAGCCACCGCTTAGCCTCCACGAAGTCCCGGCGTGTTTGTCCGCCAACTTGAGTTGCTACACGAACAGACCGAATGGCACGCTCGTCGCTTCTGCGTGTTCCGTCCGCCCGCAGACGATAACGAAAGCCGCCGATTTCCTGCTTGGTTCCGAACTGCCAATTGCTTCGCCCCCAGAACACGCCACGGTGCCCGAACTCCAGCAGGTGACTGTGTGCCGTTTCGCTTTTTTTCCGCTTGCCCATCTCATGAGGTAGCAACTTCTGGCCGCTAATGGCAATCGTCAGCTCGCCATCACGCTTGCTCACAATCTTGGTTGCCAGCGAATCCGCCAACGGTCTGCGTCGTGCGTCGGCCTGCTGCTGGGACTTGCTTTTCTTCTTTGCTGTTCCGGTCTTGCTGCTGCGTGGCACTCGCTTTTTTGCGTCGGCAACAACGATGCGACTGGCAGCACGCAATGCGGTTGGAATCGCTTGGTGCCGGACCATGATATCCAGCCGCTGGAGGTAGTCTTCCAGCGGAAAGGCTTCTGCAACAGATGCTTCAATCTGCATTTTGTTGGCCATCAGACAACCACCTCCGTCGCCTGAATCATCAGCTGTGTGTTACTGTCCATCGCCAGCACCCGGCTCACTTCGTAGTAAGTCTGGGTCAGCGGCTGGTAGATTCGCATGTTCGGCAATATCCCGGCGTAGTACCGCATTTCGATGACGTGTGAGACAGTCGCCTCGATTTGCCTGCCGCGATACGTCTCGCCGCCGCTGACTGCGGTGATGCTACATGGCAGGTCACGCCACAGCGTCGTCGCGAACGCCGGGTCGTCGCTGCCATCGTCGGAGGTTTCTTTGTAGACATAAATGCGATCACGGTATTGGCCAGCTTTTAATCTCACGGGTAGTTACTCCGCTTGAGCCGGGCCAGCAGGTTTTCATAGGCTTTGAATCCGCCAGTGATGACTTCGTTGCCCATCATCGTGCGCTCTTCAAAGTAATAGCCAATCAGCAGCAGCATCGCCTGCTTGTAAATCTGCGGGACTGACCCGCCATTTGCACCATAGCCCGCTGTGTAGGCTAAGCTGATGGCGTCCCAGCGGTCGTAGGCTGTCGGCCATGCCGCGCTGCTATTAAGCCACACGCGGCGACGGTCCGTGTCCAGGCTGTAGAGGCTGGCCGAAAATGTCTGCTGCGTGTTGGCTGAGTCGTAGTAGGTGATCGAAGTGACCGCCGAGACTGGCCGGTAGTAGAGTTGCCAGTATTCCTCGTCGCCCGACCAGTTAAACTTTTCCGTAACCGTGCGAGATATGAGGCAAACTTGACAGTCATGCTCGACCTGTTCACGGGCCTGCTGAATGAGGTTTTCCAGATGATCGTCGTGAGCCCTGTCAGCGTCGGCGATTTCTAGATGTTTTTTCGCCTCGCTGAGCAGCAGCGGCTCCACTGTCGGGGCTGTCTGCGTGATCGACTTGTCCGCCGTTCGCAATGGTCCGCTGATTGAGAATCCGCCCATTTCCAAACCTCACCAGACAATCTGCTACACCGGGATAAACTTCGATCACGTCATCGGCCTTGCGACCGTTCCAGTTGCGGAGCAGCTGAACCTGCACCTGCTGGACCTGTTTCAGTTTCATGCCTTCTGCTCCTTGCGCTCGAGATACTGCTGCCGCCACTGCTCTGGGTAGATGTGCTGCGGTTGCAGGTTCTCGTCGTAGATAGCGATCATCTCTTCCATGTGCCCGATGCGGCAGTCGATGTCTACCCAGACCCGTCGCCCAGCCTCACGGAACCGATTCCAAAACCAGATGTCATCGTCAATCTTGGCGTCGGTCCACTTGCCATCCGCATCCGGCCTGCACCAGAACCAAGGCTTCGGCACGTCCTTGAGCCGGTCCAGCTTCATGGCCGTTAGCCCGAAATGTGCCGTCGTCACCTCCAGCGGCTGGCCGCAGTATTCCACCCGCGTTTCGCCGCCCATTGTGAACAGCGGGATTTGCTTGCCCCGCTTGCACTGCATCGCCGCCACAGCGTCGTATTTCTCGTCGCTGTAAAGCACGCCAAGCAAACGGTGAACGTGTTCCACGGTGAAGCAGCTGTCGAAGTCCACCGTAATCGCCACGTCGATGCCGTGGTCGATGGCGTCTTCCAGCATCCGCTGCATACATTGCCCGTAGAACACGCCGCCCGAAACGACAATCGGAATCCCTGCCTTCTTAAAAGCGTGGTCGATGACGTTGCGGCTCCAT